AGGATGTGGCCTTCGGGTCTATGTCACCGTTTACAGTAACTACCAACATAAAGGCCAGAACCATTAGCTTGCGGTGTAGCCGTTGCCTGCTGTAATAGCTGCGTTAGTTGCAGTCATTGACTCACTGCCCCAATCCTCTTTAGCTACCATCAACTCAAGGTGCTGAGTGTTACGATCAACACAGTTTTGACGGTCTGCGGCATCATCGTCAGCCATGCAGTTGCCTGCGATAACGTCTGTGATTAAAGTTACGCTGTCACCCATTGCTGAATAGTCTTGTGCTTTGTCTTCTGTTGTTCTTGCCATGATTATTATCCTTCTAGAGTTGTGATTCGTGCGGTGAGTGCTGCGATAACAGCGGTTTGTTCTTGGATTGCTTTTATTGCGATAGGTAACAAGTTGCCGTACTTAGCTTCGAGCTTTTCAGAGTTATCATCCATAACTAAATCTAAAACAGCGTTGTTTCCACCAGTAGCCGCTAGTAACTCTTGAGCTATGAAGCCTATGCGAGTGCTTCCATCTTTGACGTTGCCGTCCCTGCTTTCCCATTTGAACTGAACAGGCCTGACCGTGTTAATAAAGTCCAAACCATAAGGTGAGTCTATAACGTCAGTTTTGTCGCGGCTGTCTGAAAGTGCAGAAATAGATTGGTCATTGCAGCGTAGGTTGCTTATATCTGAGTTTCCTAACGTACATTGCCCCGCAGCAGAATTAGAACTAGAGTCTGATGCATACCCTATAGTTATGTTTGAATGTCCTGTCGTAGTTAGATCACCTGCTAACGTCCCCACTGCGGTGTTTCTGTATCCTGTGGTATTGGCCGTTAAAGCAGTATAGCCAACTGCCGCGTTCTGTGTGCCTGTGGTGTTTGCGGCTAAAGCATTAAGGCCAATAGCTGTGTTGTCGTCTCCCGTTGTGCAAGCTTGCATAGAGCCTTTGCCGTATGCCGTGTTAGCTGCACCTGTGGTGTTTTTAAATAATGAGTTCAGACCAACTGCTGTGTTGTTTGAAGCTGTAGTATTTTTCTCTAAAGCCTGATGACCTAAAGCAGTATTACTTGCTCCTGTGGTATTAACACCTAAAGTTCCATAACCCACTGCCACATTATTACTTGCTGTCGTATTAGCGTCTAAGGCTAAAGTTCCTACAGCCACGTTGTTTTCACCTGTGGTGTTTGCGGCTAAAGAATTTTGACCCAATGCCGTGTTGTTTGAACCAGTAGTATTAGTATAAAAACTGTACGCACCAAGAGAGACGTTAGCCGTCCCAGTTGTGTTTGCCTGTGCAGAGTAATAACCAACGGCCACATTATTAGCCGCTGTTGTACTTGCCTTTAATGCGTCAGTACCAAGCGCAGTGTTTTCTGAGCCAGTAGTGTTTGTTAATAAAGCATCTCTACCGACTGCGGTGTTGTTTGAAGCGGTAGTGTTTGAGCCTAATGCTCTTGAACCATGTGCGGTATTGTTAGCTCCAGTAGTATTTGCAGCTAACGATTGTTTACCCGAAGCCGTGTTTTCTGCACCTGTGGTGTTTGCGGTTAAAGCACTCAAGCCAACCGCTGTGTTGTTAGCTCCAGTAGTATTTGCCACTAAAGCAACTGAACCAACCGCTGTATTGCCCGTTGCTGTCGTGTTTGCGGATAAAGCACCAAAGCCTAAACCAGTATTGTTATTGCCTGTGGTATGAGCGTCTAAAGATAAAGCACCTACTGCTGTGTTCTGTGTGCCTGTGGTGTTTGCGAATAAAGCACTCATGCCAACCGCTGTGTTGTTATCTGCTGTGGTGTTTGCGGCTAAAGCATTCACTCCAACGCCTACGTTAGAATCTCCTGTAGTATTTGCTCCTAAAGAAGTCATGCCAACTGCGGTGTTATTTCGACCTGTTGTATTAGCGTCCATAGAAGTCATGCCAACTGCGGTATTCTGGTCGCCTGTGGTGTTAACGTCTAAAGCCGCAAAGCCGACTGCTACATTGTTGCTTGCGGTTGTATTAGATTCCAGAGCAGACCTACCAATGGCTGTATTTGACGAGCCAGTTGTAGTTGATTCTAAAGAGCGAAAACCAACAGCTACGTTATAATTTCCTGTTGTAACTGATTCGGCAGATTCTGATCCCACTGCTACATTCTCTATGCCTGTGGTGTTTGCGCCTAAAGCAGTATAGCCCACTGCCGTGTTGTTAGGTGCGGTGGTATTAGCATCGCCACTAAGACCGCCTACAAATGTGTTTTTTGTGCCTGTGCTTACTGATAGACCTGCGTTTTTACCAATAGCTACGTTGTAAGTATCTGTAGCAGACGTAAAGTTTTGATTTGTTAAAGCATTATTTCCTATTGCAACACTTGAGCTTCCAAGAGTATCTGTAGTTAATGCTCCTTTACCAATAGCTACGTTTGCGTCAGCATCAGTAAGCGCGTCACCTGCAAGACCACCAATGAGGGTATTTTGAACGCCTGTGCTTACTGCACTACCTGCGAAATACCCAACAGCAGTATTAAAAGCATCTGTAGCCGAAGTAAAGTTTTGAGCATTTAAGGCGAAACTACCCACCGCTACAGATTTACTGCCTAACGTATCGTCAAATAACGCTGCATACCCCACGGCTACATTTCTATCAGCATCAGTAAAAGATTCACCTGCAAGACCACCGATGAGGGTGTTTTGAACGCCTGTGGTGACTGATAAACCTGCTTGATAACCTACTGCGGTATTAAGACCTGACGCTCCAGCGTTTTGAGTTTTTAACGCTTGGTATCCTACGGCAGTACTTTCACCATTAGCATCCTCAGTCTTGAGAGCCTCAAAGCCCACCGCAACATTGCCGTCACCCGTAGTCAAAGCCGTACCTGCTTCATCGCCCACGACAGTATTATAATTACCCCCGCTTGCGATGGAGTTGCCTGCGTTGACACCTGCGCGGAAGTTACTTGTGCCTGCTGATGCCGTGATAATGTCTGCACCATCTGCAAAGGTTACATCGGCTGCAAAGTTTGTTGCACCGTCAACATCTAAAACGTCTAGGTTAGTAGTGCCGTCAATATCTATATCGCCTGAAATGTCTAAGGAAGCACCTGTTAGGACTCCTGCAACAGTCAGTGTAGAAGCCATGTCAACTGCGCCATCAATGTCAACAACGTCAAGGTTGGTAGTTCCGTCAATATCTATGTTGCCCGATATATCCAGAGAGGCCGCACTAATTTCACCGCTTGCGGTAAGCGCCGTTACAGCTAAGTTTACGTTCACATCCGTAACCGTAGCGCCAGATCCAGCCCCGTTGAACTTCAACGCGTAGTCTTTTCCGGCAATTAACTCAAAGTCGTTACTAGCGTTGTAAGTACCTTGAAAGATAAGAATAGAACGAGAACCCGACAAACTGTTTCGTACATAGACCACTTTTTCAGCGTCAATGGGCGTTAACTGCACATAAACGGTTCCGCCTATGTCGCCGCCATCTACAAAATCAATAAAACGGTTGCGGCCATTAGACAGCGCACCGTTGGTGATAGGCAGGGCATTAGGAGACCCGGTGGAACCCGTAGCAGAGAGCGTTATCGCCACAATGCCGTTCGTCGCCTGATCAATAATGTCAAAGTTAGTGTTAGTAGTATCACCCCAAGTACCAGACTGTTCGCCTGTTCCCGGCTTCTCTATTCCCGTATTAGTAGTATATGTACTAGCCATCTCTTAGCCTCACGCTGCTATTTTTGTCCAATTAACACTCTGGTTAGGTGTAATATTAGTATAATTCGGATTTTGATCCGGCACAATACGTCCATAAACAAGTACTTTCCCAACGCTACCAGTTGCGCTGAGTCCTGTTACATCAACATCTGCGTTGGCCTTACCTTGAACACTACCAACACTTGTGGTGCCTTGCACTCCTGTAACCGATACAAAAGCAAAACCAGTTACGGTGACTGCGCCAACGCCCCCCGTTGCGGCTATACCGGTGACACTTATGTTAGCGTCAGCCGTAATTGTAACCGCGCCAACACCCGAAGTTGCGGCCAAACCGCCAACCGTAGCGTTAGCATCCGCCGTAGTCGTAACAGCGCCACCACTAGCCGTGGCAGCCGTAAGTGCTACATCTAGACCCCATCCGCCACCGTTCCAAGCTTGACTAGAGGAGTTCCAACCTTTATAGCCTACGACTACATCAGTCATTACGCTATCCGGATAATCGCATTACTAGCGTCCGCCGTAGGGAAAACTACAGTGAAGTCCCCGGACGTTGCAGTCTTATCCGCACCAAAATCTAGAACCACCACCGCAGGGTTAGTTAAAGAAACAGAAGTGGTGTTAGGCGTAGAATTATAAATCAAAGCGCCTCGGGCAGTAATGGTGACGTTCGAAAGAGTCTCGTCAGCAAAGTCGGTTAGTGCAGTTGTTCCCGAAAGACTAGGGTCCACGGGGTTTAATGCAGGACCACCGGCAGTGTAGTTAGTACCACTGGTCTCGTTGGTAGTTGCATACGCCGTCGTTGACGCATTAAGGGTCGCAGAACTAGTGTACAACGCAATTTTAAAGGTATCGCCGCTTGAAGCGTCGAAGTCGTGGGCACCCAATAGCAATTGTTGCTTGAAGCTAGAGCACATGAAGTTTCCGTTAAAAGCCATGATTACAGTTTCCTTATTAGTTTAGCAAGCTCTGACTGGCCTGCATCGGTTAGAGCATTAGATACCGTGGTTCTATCCGACCGGATAGCTTCACGCATATAAAATTCGAGGGTTTTAATCAATTGACCCCGAAAAGCATGAGCTTGGGCCCTAATGGCAGGGTTTGCATTGTCCGATATGGCAATAACTTTGTTTGCACATCGTTCAGCAAGTTCCTCGGGGGTAAATCCTCGTCCACTAGTGGTTTGTACATCCACCGCGAAGTTTGATACCGGATTAAAATCTAATACTTTAGCACTCATTGTTTTGGCCTAATTAAGGGTCCGGTCCGGTAATCTTCGGTTACTTCTTTCGACTCTCCCAACATTTTCATTCCGGCCAACGCTTCAGTAAACCGCTTCTCGTAAACCGCCATCATATCCTGTTCGCCTTTCATGTATATATAGGCCTCCATCAAAGACCCGTACAGAAGAGCAATCTCAGCGTTTATACTAAGCCACGTTGTCCCAGACTCTCCCGCAGCCGTCAAACTAGACGGACGATAGAAATAATGCAGTTCCACATTATACGCGCTATCCGGAGTAGGCCCTAAAATAAAGTTTTCAACGTCAAACACCGCATAGAAACGCGGACCTCCCGTTGTGGCTCCGTTAGGGTTAAAAGATTGAATGAAGTCAGGGTCTTTCAATTGTAGGAAGACGTGATCACCGCTACCGTCTATATATGACAACGAGAAGGGCGCTAAAAAATCACTGGGAGCGCCTAAGAACCGAACACTAGAACTCATTGAACCGCTTACATTCTTTTTAAACAAGCTTAACTGTACGTTTTTAAGGATTCTCTCCTCGGCCTGTTTAATAAAGATAGGCAAGTTAGTAACGAAAGACGTTTCATCGTTCTCCGTGTAATCTTGTATAGCTTGTTTTAGCTGTGAATATGTAAAACTCATATAACCACCGTCACTGTTCCAACCTGTCCAAAGGATGTAAGGTTAATAGGGCCCGGAAGTTCTACAGTAGGTATTCCTACATAAACGTCTAGGGGCTCTACCCTATCTGGACGCGCATTTTTCAAGGCTTGAGCGTCTGCTACTTTTCTAAAGGGACCTAACTGAGGCTGCTTTGCCTCAAACTCGTCCTTTCCGACTAAAGCCCCGGTCCATTCTTTCCGCATATCTTGATAACGAAACCTAAATCCGGATCTGTCCGATATCCCATAAGCTCTTTTACCCTTAGCAAACTTAGCCATGGTTAACTCCTAGAATAGGTCTGCGCCGGAGCCACGTTAAACGAAGACCTGTCACGATCCTCAGACATAGCTCTTTCAAACTCGGCCTCATAAAGAACGCGTAGAACTTCAATTCTGTTTGGAGCCCGTTTTATAGCAATGTAATAGGCCAAACCGGCCGCTAAACAAGGGTAAAAACGAAAGGGTACTGCCAAAGTGTTCGTAGCCGTGTCAGCGTCATCGATTCTAGTCAAAGCATCATAAACAATCAGGTCCGTAGCGTTTTCTGGGACCGGCCAAAGCTTCAAAACAGGCGTTGTTAAACGATCTAGAAAGAATTGATTAGGCCTTCCAGTGGTCGTTTTGTTTGGTATTGTTAAGTAATCTTCACGACTAAGCCTTTGTAACGAAAAATCTGTACCATCACGTCTACAAATCACAGACAATACATCAATAATGTCGGTAGATAGGTCGTATAGACCGTCATTAGCGGTCAAAGCCTGAGATCGTTGTTTGATGGTCCACGCATTTAGCCCTCTGTTCGCCCACTCGGCAAGCAGAAGGTTTAAAGACCTTTTAGCCGTCTTTAAATCGTAACCCGTGCGTACTTCTAAGCCGCAACGCTCAAATGCTTCTTCAATGTACTCTGTAACGTCAAGTTCAAAGTCGGTGCTTCCTGAGACAGCCATTTCTTAACCCTATTTGCGTCTTGGAGTCGCTGTTTTAGCCGAGTTTTTAAAAGCTTTGGCCGTGGGCGCTCCTTTGGTACCGGGTTTACGCATCTTTTCGTTAGAACCTGCTTTTATGCGCTTCTTTTTAGCCGCAATATTAGCGTATAGGCCTCGTTTTGCCCCCGCCATTACTTCTTCTTCTTCTTAACAGGGCCGCCTGCTCTCATATTCTTTACCGGGCCGCCTGCTCTCATTTTCTTTACCGGTGCGCCTTTTTTCATCTTTTTAGGTTTCATAGCCATCTTTCAATCTCCTGTAAAATTTCTTACGTTTTTGGAATATAGCTTCAACATCATATTCTTTGCTATATTGATCATAATAGCCTTTTTCGGCAAGCATGTCTGCCGATTCCTGTATCTTGGAAAGCCGCTGTATAAATATAATAGCATACTCTTTTTCAACCGCATTCATAAAGGTACTGTCGTCGAGGTGCTCATTTTCTTCGTCAGAAGGATGAAATCCCATCAACCAAATATCTTTATCTATAAACATCCCTTGCGATATAACGTCGTTGAGATCCTCTAAATACTCATGAAAGGACTCAGAATCTTTTTCAAACGCTAAATCAATAAGCATAACGATATCAAGCTCATCGTTAAAAGAGCTTACTGCTGTATACAGGTCTTGAAAACCGCCGTTCTTTTTAAACAAAAACGATATCTTGTCTTCTCTCCAAGACTGCCGCGCATAGGGACATGAAGGCAAATTATTAAAGTAAGGGTTTGGCTTCTCTACGATTACGCGAGACCACGCTTGGATTTCTTGGCAGATCTCTTTTTCTATTCCGGAAGTATAAAACTCAGGACCCATGTCTACTCTCAACCAATAATTTGTGATGAAAAAGGCGCTATAATTACCAAAACGGCAATTCCCCAAATCTTCATATCTAAACTTTTTAAGCTTTCTTTCTGTTCCGCTAAACGCTCTTCAATCCGTTGGTACCGCAAATTGCATTCAGCTTCATGAGCCTCTAGCCGAGAGAGTATTTCTGTATGTTTCATGTTTACCACGCTTTACAAGACCAATACCTTGCAGAAAACTTGTCTTTTGCCGTATCACAACTATGCCTAGCCCTGAAATTACTTCTCCGCTTCGGCTGATCCTTTTTAATACTCATGTTTGGATCGCCAAAACGAACAAGTTTAATTTCACTGCCTTTCTTAGCCAATACGGCACTTTTCTTAGACTTATTAGGCGTCTTCTTCGGCTTATTAAACCCGGCAAATGTTTCGCCGCGATACTTGATCCGCCCAGAAGGAAGCCTTTCGGTGTCTTTAGTAGTTGCCATAATTGTTACGCAAACTTCTTCCGAAGATACAGAATTACGGTGTACGTGTCGGCACTGGTGTGTCCTACAGTAGTAAACAAAACGTCACCGTTCTTACCACCGCCGGAGTTATTTGTAAGCCCACCAAAGACGGTGTAATCGTGCTCACCACTTTGATTTTCACCTAGCTCTATGCAAAAAAGGTTTGTGGAAGCGTTCCAAAGAATTTGTACTTTCATTCCTATACACTGCCACCAAATACGCTCTATAACTACTTCGGTACAAGCGTCTCCGTCAGCACTGTCTTCTAAAGCTGAAACATCTACTTTGACAACGGCGGCTTCGCCTGAGCCGTCTGAAACATTAGTCAGCTTCAAAACAGTAAACTTAGGTCCGTCCGATAAAATCTGTGTCGCTACTGCATCTGCCATTATATTCTCCTAAAAGAAAGGGGCGCATAGCACCCCCTAATATTTAACACTTACGCGACTTGAACGTACTCGATGACAAAGGTAAACGATCCCGCCGTTGTAGCATCAACCGTGTTGGTAATGTTACAGAAGATGTTACGCGCTGCTGACGTATACTGAACAGAAGCTGGCGCTGTGGCTGCATCTTGAGTCTGAAGAATTAGTGCAGTAATCGTTACGTTACCTAAAACAACTGTTG